CAATTACAAGATCTATAGTGTATCTCATTGCAACTCCAGCTTGCTTTGCTCTTTCTTGATTGATCTTAAACATCTGCAAACTAGGGATGAATTCTTTATTAGGCACTACATCTGTGTCACTTTCACTTGGTGAATCATCTACCCCTTCACTTCCAGTGGAAATACTCTTGATATTAGTAAATTCCCCCTTAGTTTGTAACTCTAGAGCTACAGGATCTTTCCCAGCTGCATTTTTCAGCTCCTCACAGACCTTTTTATCAAAACACGACATCCAGCCTTTAGAAGTCTTAAAACGCGTGTATCGACCATTTGCACCCATCTTATCTTCAAAATCTAAAATTTCTAGTTTTTTTACCATTTTAAACCTCCTTTCAGTTTTGCTCTTCAAACACAATCCTTCGATAAATTATCTTTGCAATCTCAGGATCTTTTGTGTCTTTGAGTATTTCTTCATATAGATCTTTGAACCACTTGATTCTAGATCTTATTCTGGGATGTATCTTTGATTTTCCCATTCGTCATGCATTAATGTAATATATTTAATTTTTACTTGAGTGAGATAGAATGTATCTTTTGCAATTTTTACTTGAGTGAGATAGAATGTATCTTTTGCAATTTTTAAATGATCAACATGTCCAATAGCTTCATATAAACAGGCATCAGAAATATCAGGGGGAAGCACACTTAGATAAAAGTCTATTGCAGTTTGAAGTGGATCTACATGATCTTCTAATGTCATTTTGATGTTATTCTTGTTCTCCCATATTGTTGGGGGACTGGCTCCATGATAGCAAGCTTGTTAACAAACTTGAAGTAAAACTCTCTTTGACTTCCCTTCCATTCTTTAAATTTTTTCCATAATATTTCAAGCTTTTCATTATCAACAGGGACGCTGTATCTTGTCCGACGAGGTGAGTCTTTACGCCTCTCAGTATAACCACGCCACACCCCCATTTCCATACACTCCATATAACACACACATAGTTTATAAATGTTATGTTTATCCACCAATCTGCAAGGCAGTGATAGATAAATGATCTACAGCGATATTTGGAGTTCCTGTATCTGTAGTTCTTATAACACCCTCAAAAGTATCGTTTGCAGAAACATCTATGATCATAGAAATTGAAACAGCTACTTGGGAGTTAGCAGCTCTTGGCTCTACATGATTCAATGCGCCTTGAACAGATGTATTAATTCTTCCCCCAATCTGAACATGTTTACCAGCAACAGAAGTTTCCAACGCAAAGTCTAAGTGTATAATATATTTACCAGCGACGGCAAAAGTCATTTTCCCATTTCCATCATGAGTTATTCTATTGAGTTCTCCACTTGTCATATCAGAATCAACAATAGGATACCATGTATTTTGAACAGCACTTGCTTGAGTGAATCCAATTTCATTTCCATAGATGCATCCAAAAGGAAGTCCAGCTCCAACAAAAATAGGTTATCCACCAATCTCCTGAACACTTATTGATTTTACTCGGTTAAAGTCATCTGTATTGTCGAAGTTTCCTGCACCCTCTGGCCTATGCATGCCGTCTTTTTTCAAATTATGAGTAGTTCCCTTATACATTTCTTTGAAAGGATTTTTAATAGAAGTAGATGATGCCATTAGACACCTCAAGCAGTTCCACCAGCAATTTTTGTCCAAGTAGAATTATCTACAGTAGCCATGAATACAGCAAAATCTCCAGCAGCGACGGCAACAGCAGTGTTAGCTCCTGCTCCAGCATCATCCCCACTAGCAGGGAATACATCCATGGAGTTTACAGCAGCATCATTCTTGATGTAAACTATTCTTCCCATTCCGAAAGCACTTGGAAGTGTAGCAGCATCACCTGCAGTTCCTACGGTAGAATATACATTATAAGAAGAAGTTATAACTCCATCTCCTTGAGAAGATCCAGCATCTGCAGTTAAACCAACATTGGCTTGGAATTGTTGTAGAACATCACCTGAAGCTTCAGAGAAGTTAGCAGCTTGAACACCACCAGCAATGATAGAGATCTCATCTGCAGCATTTCCCCAACCTATACCTGTATCTGCATCACTTCTGTTTGGGATCAGTGTAGGATTTAAAGAACTTGCAACTTCATCTCTTAAAGCTGGTCCATTTGCATTTGATGAATGTAATTGAACACCAGCCCAGCTCCATCTAAATGTTCCTGCTAAAGCAATTCTAATTTCATCATCAGAAGATTCATAGAATCCTGAATCCCCATCTCCAAATCTAAGATTAGGTTTTGTTGGAGAACCAAAGTCTTTAACAGATCCAACATTCAATTCACGAACTTCAAGAAAATCTTTTACTTCGCCTGTCATTATGCAGCCCTCGCTATGGTGTAAATATGGACATCAATTCCATTGCTTGCAGGCACAATAATAATAGAAGTTGTATCAGCACCTGCAGTTGCAGCACCTGTATTTAAAGTATCAAGTTCAGTTAAAAGGGCAGCTTCATCATATTTGAAAGTTCCCTCGTATGTGGATGTGACATCTCCAGTTGCCATGATTAAATGCCTCCAGTTAATTCAAAAAGTTCTGCTTTAGTAGCAGTAGAATCATATGTAATCTCAGCATCGTCAAGAGCTTCCTTTAATTCAGAAACAGTCATCTTAGAATAATCTATAGCAGGCTCTTCTATTACTTCTGCAGCTGCTTCTTCTGCAGCCTTTGCAGCTACAGCCTCTGCTTTTTCTTTTGCTTCAAGCTCTGTAACCATTACAGTTAAGGCTTCTGCCTCAAGCTCCATTCTAGCAGGCTTGTTCATTAAGTCCATTAACTTTACTTGTTCTAAAGTTTTATGAACTTTGTCAGGATCATGCTTAGAAACAAATTCAAGATAGAATTCCATCTCCTCCATCTTATGAGGATCTTCTAAAATATCTTTAGGAAGAAAGAGATCTTTAAACTCTCCATGATCTAGTTTATTATGAGCGCTTCTATAGTTCCACCATTGAATTCCTCTTAATAGTTTACCACTTAGACTCATTTTAAGTTTGTGTATTAGTGATTACATAGATCGCAGCAGGATCAGTTACTTGCACATGACCTATTTCGTATGTAGAAAGAACATCTTTGATTCCCCAGTGTGTCTTTGAATCGACATTACTTCTCATAGAAACAGCAGACTTCCATGTAGCTGCAACTTGACCAACTATGATCATAGCTTGATCAGCTGTAACACTTGTAGTTTTAATTATTGTTAAGCCAGCAATTTGTCCAACTCTACCATTGCTAACAACATCAGCAGTCTTGAAACTAGGATTGTTAATAACTCTAGAGTTTCCAATCAAAGATCTATAGTCTTTAGGACTTACTAACAAGAATCCATTTTCTAAAGCATCATAGTTTGATTCATCAAGATTTTGAATTCCAGCAAGAATATCATCTATTGGATCTCTATCAGCTACAACAGCACTATCCCATGTAGCTCCTGCAGCAGCAGTTCCAATACCTGAAGCTCCTGAAAGAGTTGTGTAGATGTAAGCATCTGAACTATTTTGAACAGATCTTCCAACTCTTATAATAGATCTCCTTTGAACATCGATAGCATCTAGTAATTTATCTTCAATAAAGACACTTGTTTCAGCAGCGAATTTAATGTGAACACCTTGAACTTTAGTCCAAGAAGGATCTACATGAGGAAAAGCAGCTCCACGAGCTACTCCTTTAATGTCAAATGTTTCTCCACCTGCAGTTAATTCTGCAGCAGTTTCTCTATAATATGTTTCTGTCCATTTATTTGAAGATTGAATAGAAAGAACTTGCCTTAATTTGAACTTCTTTAATCCGAATCCTTTAACAGCTCGGCTAATATTTTCTCCAAGAATGTCTTGTTGACCAACTCTGTCAGCCATAACTAAGCCTCCTCTTCTTCAGTTGTTTCTTCAACTTCTTCTTCAGGAGTTTCCTCAACAACCTCTTCTTCTGTTTTAATTTCTTCTTCAGTCATTTTAAACACTGTTTCCTACCAAAATCTCAACAACTTCATTAGCTGCAGCAGTTTGTAAAGCCAAGCCTACAACCTCAGAATGTTTTTCGATTTGATCATCATCTGCAGTTGCAATTAAATTTGCTCCTGCAATCTTCACCATTTGTCCAGCAGTAATTCCAGATCCAGAATCTTTTATATCCCAGACACCACCTCTATAGACAGAATATCTAACAGTTCCATCTCCACCTTTATTTTCAACTGCCAAGATCCCCAAGAAAAGATCTCCATCTGCAGAGCTTGCAGCTCCTGTATTTGGATCAGATAATTTAAGAATTGTATATTGTTCAATGTCAGTTCCAGCAGAACCATCTGCCATTGTGACTTCTAATTGTTTATATTCAAGGTCTTGAACAAGAATTGCTTCATTCGCCATGCACTTAGGTAACCTTAGTGCCTATTTAAATCTATTCTTTCTTTTGTTCTTTTGGAGCTTCTTCAGGTTTAGGGGGATTTGCAGCTTTTTCTTTCTTGATCATCTCATCTACCCACGCTAAAGTCCGTCCATCTCTCATCAAAACAAATCTATTATGCATAATAGAATCCATAATTTTCTCACGATAAACTTCAAGCATTTCAAGACTTAATGTGAAAGTTGGATTAACTCTATAGACATCTGTTTTAGGTTTATCTACCATCATCTTCATTTAGATTGACTTCACCTTTTTCAAGAGCTTCAAAGTATTCTTTATCATCTAGTTTCTTTTTAACTTCAGGCTTTCTTCCAGCTTCTGCTCTCCCTCCGAGTCTTTTGTCTGCTTCAAGCTTTTCTTCTCTTGCAAGAAGTTCTTCTTTCTTTTCATTGGCAGCCTCCAATCTTTCAGATGCAGTGTTTGCTTGCTCAATGAGTGGAGTTGTTTCAGGCTTGCTCCCCTCTGTAGAATCAGCAGTTGTTTCTTCTTCTCCTTCAGGTTTCTTTTCTTCTTCATCCATGTTACGCACCTCCTTCTAATGATTTCACTTCAGTGTCAAGGAGTTCTTGTGCTTCATCGAACTTACCTTCACGAATGAATGCAAAGTATTGTGCATCTAAATCTCTTCTTTCAAGTTGTCTTAATCTACTTTCAGCTTGAGCTTGTTCAAATTCACTAGGCTGTCCAGCTTCTTCACCTTTAATTTCTAATATTCTTTTCCACTCTTCATTTGCTTCTCCAGCCGCATCAAAGAATGTATTTAATTGAGCTTGAACATTTCCATAAGGAACTTTACTTAAAATACCTCCTTTGTTATTTAAGATCTCATCCACTTCTCCGATTAATCTTGTAGCACCTTCTTCATCCCCAGCAGCAACAGCTTGCATTATAGCAATGTTAAGAGTTTGAACAGCTTCTTCTTTAATGAATCCTGCAAAAGGATATGATCCTACAGCTCCTACAAATAGACCTGCAGCACTTAGACTTAAACCAAGTTTAGCTACCATAGAAGTTGAAGTAGCTATGGTTTTACCATTAGTTGCAAATCTTGAAGCAGTTGGAGCAACCTTAGGAGCAACTTTGAATAATTTATCTATAGCTTTAGTAGAAGCTTTACCAACAAATGCTCTTTGAGTTGTCATAGATCTAGCACCTACTGTAGCAGTTCTAGAAATAATAGCTCTGCCCCCAGTTGTTGCAGCAGCAGCCCCTGCTCCCCCAGCAGTTAATAATGTAGCTAGAACAGTTCCTAAGAATACAGTTGTTTTTGGTGAAGTTAATATCTTTGCAGCTCTTCCTGCAAATGTATCTTTTTCAACTAATGCAGCAAGACCTTTCTTCTCAGGCTTCTCTAGTTTAATGGGCTCTTTTTCTTTATCAGGTCTTTTCTTCTTCTTAGTTACATCTCTTAACTTACCAGTTTTGGGATCTCTGACTTCTCTTTTAATAACTCTTCCAGTTCCAGTAACTTTCTCACCTTTCTTTTTACCTCTAAGATCTATAGGCTCTAGAGTTCTAACTACTCTAGCTTGCTTCCTAGCTTCTGCAGATCTTCTCTCAGCTTCTGCTGCTGAGATCTTCTCGGGTTTCTTTTTCTTTTTTCTTGCCATTGTTTATTTAATAAAAATTCATAAAGACCTTAACTGATGGATTCTGTGTCTTAAACCAATCTCTGAATTTTGTGAGAGCGACAATTACAGAAGTTCCTAGAGCCATTGCAATTCCTTCCCATGTAACATTCCCATCAGCAAAAGTTCCAGCAAATACTAATCCCCCTGCAAGAGCAGAGTTGATAAGATTATATTTGATTTCACTCATCCTCTTTTGTTTCTTTGTTGTCATTGTGCTTGTTCCTCCTTTGCAGTAGTTTCAGATGGATCTACATTAACAGGACCATCTTTTTGTTGATCTGATAATAGATCATTCTGCAGACTTGCAGGGAATTCAAGATCTATTACTAAGTTTAGTTGTGATAAAACTTGTTCTTCTATGAATAATTGTTCTTCCTCTATTGTTTGTTGGAAAGCAAGATAAGCTATAGACACAGCTCTTTCTGTTAATGCTCCAGCCCCACCGACGACGATTTGAGGCACTCCAGCAGCTTGATAGAAAAGATTATTATACATTTCAATAGTTGCTAAAGGACTTAATGAAGCATTTGGAGCAGTTGTGATATTCTCAATCTCTACAGTTCCCATAGGGATATACATGTTTTCTTTATCAGTTCCACGAGCTTTGTCAATCTTGGCTTTAATATTAGCAATCTTTGTAGTGTTGTCAGTGTCTAGTTTTATTAATAACATAGGATCTACATTTCTATGTAGAACTCTTCTCCAGTCTTTCATGAATTCATTCTTAGCTTCAATGATCTCCACAAGTCTTTCAGTCATAGAAGTTCCATGCATTTGATCAGCAACTCTATTACGAGGTAAGTAAAATATTTCATCAGCAGTGAATTCTTGATTCTTTTGTCCATCAACATTAGATTTATGTTCAAACTTTACAAGTTGTCCTTGCTTATTTGAAATATGGATCATCTTCTCAGGATCTAGAGGCTTAAGATTTATCAGATTGTCTTCTTCATCAAAGACCTTTTCTGCATAAGCATCTCCACCGATGTGATATGTCCTGATCATATTCTCAAGAATTGTGTTAAATGTATCAAAGCCTATACCTTTGAATGTATCTAGAAGCATAGTTGTTTCTTCATCAGCCTTGAAACCTTTTCCTACAGTCCAAGTAGCTTTAGCATCAATAACAATTCCTAGCTCAGGGATCTTGTTATAATGTCCAAACCATTGAACCCAGTCTTCATTCTCCCACCTTGTTTCTTCAAGATCTTGAACACCATCTGTTGATTGTGTAGCTACTGAAACATCTGCCAAAGCAGTTTTCATATTGCTTTCATCACTTTGTCCAACATCTAAGTTTGTCATTTTATTATGTATGGAATACTATTACAGTAAGCAACCCTCCTAATACATCTCCATCATTGGTTTGAGATAAACCTTGAACTTTATATGTGTATGTTCCAGCACTGGGATTTTCAAAATATTGTAAAGCTATATTTGTTCTTCCTGTATCACCATCAATGTCCATCCCTCCTGTGTTTCCAATAACAGTGGAATCTCTTAAAAGTCTTACAAATACTCCACCATCTGCAGTGTCCATATCTACATCAGTTGACATTAATACTAGGACTCCTTCTCCTGCAGCTACAGTTACTGAAACAGATGCTCCTGAAATATCACTGTAACTACTACTTAGGTTAGTAGTTGTGAATGTTGAGCTTTGAGATGAAGCAGAGATTCCACCTTTATTTCCTACAGGGAATTTTCTAGATCCTTCATGTTCTTCTAATTCATCATCTTCGAATGTTGGAGTAAACAAAGTTCTGAATAATTGTTGTCCAAAGTCTAAGACCATATTGCCTCCAGTTCTGCATTTAAATTTGGAATGAATATTTCTTTATTTCTATCTTCAAATCTTACAGCGTGTCCAGTCATCACACTTTCTTCACTTATTTTAATTCCATTAAACATTATATCTGCTAGCAATCTCCCCCATTTCTCAACTCTAGTATCTGTGACCAGAATATCGACTTCTTTTCCGAGAATAAGATCTTCAAGCCATGACTGAGCTTCTTTACCTCTTGGCTCATTTAATTCAGCAGCAGCAATTCCTGCAATTCTTATAGGAAAACTAAAATCTCTAAAACTAGCTTCAACTCTTATAGTATCTCCATCAGTTACTTTAACAACGCTAGCTCTGAAATCTTCAGTGATTTGTTTGTGAGGGCTTTCAAAGTAGTAAATCTGCATTTGATTGTTTGTTAACTCTGGAAATTTTTTAAAATCATGCATCGGTCATAAAGTCCCTCTTGACTACTTCTCTCAGAATAGATAAGCCTCTTAAGGCTGCATCTCTGAGAATATTTACCATGTCTTCAGCTTCAATTCTTGTAGTATAGCCTGACATGTCGTATTGAATAACATAGATTGCTGCTAGATTGGAAGCAACTTCTTTTAGAATTCCTTTGACATCAGCATTGAGTCCTGAATAAGCATCACTCCAATTTTTACCTGTAGCAACATTTATTTGTGATTCTACTTGAGTCATGTAATCATTTACATAAGCTTCAGCTTTAGAAGTTGCAGATGCATTAGCTCCTGCCTTCCTCTCCACTTCAGCAGTTGTTGCAAAGATTCCTGTATCAGCCATGATTATTAAAATATAACATAGGGATTTAAACCCTTCTGTTTCACGCCCCATGCAGCTCTATTTAATGATTCAGCAATGTGAGTGTCTCTTCCAAATATCTTGACTCCTCCACCGTCGAGGTTTTCATATTGAACAGACTTTAATGAGTGAAAGATGTCATCTCCCTTCTGAAGCTTAATATAGCCAAGTTCCATTAATCTTTGAAGATTTAGATAAAGTTGCTCTTTCATAAGACCTATAGTTCTGCCTTCTCGATCTATGACTCTTTTTGCATTATCAATGTCTTCAACTTTTCTCTTACATTCAGGATGATCTAGAAGTTGATCTACAACTCCAGCTCCAACACCTCTTCCATCTATGTTTAGCTTTCTAAAATCAAAGCCTTTGTCAAGATCTATGATTCTCTTTGTAGTTTGAGTTGTGAGTTGCTTAGAAGTTGTTTCATGATAAACATGTTGAATGTTTTGTTTGTCAGACATCTCAAGACCTGAAAAAGCTGATACATCTTCTCCCATTCTAGCTACATCTACTCCTAGATAGTAAGTTTTGTCCATGTTTGGAGCTTGATTCCCATCAAGTTGCTGACACTTTTTGATCAAAGCATCAGGGAATAGTTGTCTAAGATCATCTATGAATCTCCCAAGATATTCTTGTTGATATTGCAGATCTGTCATACGCTCTTTTTGTTTCTTTTGATGTTTCAAAGCATCTTCTTTCTGTTTTATCGTCCAAGTTTCGCTTATAGGACGATCTCTTATAGCATCTTCTGCAGAAATATGGAATTTTGTAAAGTCTTCATCACCCCATCGATCATAAAAGTAGCCTTCTTTCCCGTGAGGAGTTGATAAAAGGATCATTCTTCCGCCAGTCACCATTAATGATGGCGTTACAGCTGCAAAAACAGCTTCATCAATGAATGCAGCTTCATCTGCTACAAGAAGATCTATAGTATGCCCCCTGATCCCGACTCCTGCGGGTCCTGTAGGCAGACATAGAATCTGTGATCCATTTTTCAATCGTAATCGCGTTTTAGTAGGACGATCTTTGCCCATTTTGATCCAAGTTTTGTCTTTAGCATACACAGCAGCATGAATTTTCTCAAAGATAAGGATCGCTTCTCTCTCCACAGCAGCGATTACCATGATGTTCATCTTCTTCGCCATAGCTTCCATAGCGACAAGGATCGCTATTACAGTAGATTTGCCTATTTGACGCCCAGTTCTCACAATAATGTTGCCTTTTGAATCTAAAATTTTTATCTGCCAGCCGTCTAGATTGATATGAATTGTCATATTACTTTGAACACCACCCTAAATTCTCCATTTAAGTTTATATTTTGTTCAATTAATTTTTTGACCTTTGATTCTGCATAATTATCAGGTTTGGCTTGAATTAAATGAATTTCTTTGAGATCTTCACTGATAGCAATTACATCTATTGGAGAATGAGAGCCAGCAGTCCTTTGACATATTCTAAAACCTTTATCTCTGTATTCTTTTACAATCTTGTATTCTTTTCTGCGACCTTTCTCGTAGTTTTTATTTCCCATGAGCTATTTCCCATAGAGCAATCTTCACATACTCTTGGGCAGTTCTTCTAGCTAGTCCAAGATTAGACATTGTAGCCATTACAATCTCTTCTTCATCAGGGCTATCAGCCTTTTTGATAGATTCTCGGATCTCATTTATTTTCCTTCTACGCTCTTCTTGTCTCATAGCAATTATATTTACCATCCACAACCAACACACACATCCTTTTTAAATCTGTCGGGTGCTGTGTATGTATATGCTAAGAAAAGAAAGAGAAAAGAAAGAACCAAAGAAAAGAGAAAGAAAAGAACTAAATAATAGCAATGCAAACTAGTTAAACTTCCAACAACATACACATACAACACTCAAAGCTAATGCTAGTTCTAATTTTTTTGTGAATAGCAACCTTGAGAGTTCATTAAAAACTCAGTTGCTTTTTCTTTAAAAGCTTTTAAGACTCTTTTTGAGTTATAACAAATTTTCCTGCAGGGATAGACTATATAAAAACAACAAACAAAGTAGAATCGCATATAACACTATCTTTATATGTGTAAAGAAGCTGAAAAAGCGCGACCGAACGGGAGCGCTTATATCAATCAGAGTGCGGAGCACTCCTATTGGATTGGAATCAATTAGTTGATTGGACGGATGTCCAATCCAAAAGCTTATATGCATAGCGGAGCGGTGTTTCCAATGGAAACAATGCTTATATGCTTTTGTCCTATACTTTCTGATCAGAACTAAGTGTGCACTTAGGTGACCTTTGTGCACAAATCAATAGATTTGTGAATAGACAGATCTATATAAATCTGTCGCATAAGGGCTCATGATCAGAAAG